TGGTGCTGGAACTGGTGTTACTGTAAATGCTAATGATATAGCAATCGGTCAGGCAGTTGGAACAGGAAACTCACCGACATTTGCTGGTGGTACATTAGGAAATATTAAAGTAGGTGTTACTGGCGATAATGAAATTGATACATCTTCTGGTAACCTTACAATAGATTCTGCTGGTGGAACAATCACAATGGATGATAATGTTGTTATTTCAGGTAATCTAACTGTATCTGGTACAGAGACAATTATTGATTCTACAACATTAAATGTTGCAGATAGAATTATAGAACTAAATGCTGGTGCTAACGATGGCGGACTTTTTGTAAAAGAAACAAGTGGTGGCAACGCTACAGGTTCATTACTATACGATGTTAGTGAAAACCGATGGGTTGCTGGTACAGTAGGAAGTACTACAAATATAGTGGGAACTTCAACAACTGATACACTTACAAACAAAACAATTAATGCGAGCAACAATACTTTATCAAATATAGCAAACTCATCACTTTCAAATTCAAGTGTCAATTTCGGTGGAATCACTGTGGCATTAGGCGCTTCAGACACGACTCCTGCATTCGACCTAACAGATGCTAATAGCTTACCAATAATCGCTGGAACAACTGGTACACTAAGTGTTGCAAGAGGTGGTACAGGAGCTACAAGTTTAAATAATTTAATTACGCTATCATCACACACTACAGGAGATTATGTTGCATCTTTAGTTGCAGGAACTGGAATAGACTTAACAAATAATAGTGGAGAAGGTGCAACTCCAACAGTAACTTTAGATCTAACTGAAGTCATGGCAAACAATTCTACTGCAAATGCAGTTCTAACATCAGATGGTGATGGAACGCTAACAGCAGAAACAGGATTAACCTATAATGGGAGCACACTAGCAGCTACTGGAGATTTAACAACAACTGGAAACATAACATCACAAGGTGATATTACATTCGGAGATACAGACCAAATCTCTACTGCAACTTTTACATCTGGTATTTTAGGTGACGGATTTAGAATATTGGATCAAGGTGCAAACGGAACATTGATGGAAGTTGATAATGTTGTTGTAAGAAACACATTAAGGACACACATATTCCAAAAAGATACTGTAAAGGCAACAAACGGTATGCTTCTTGTAAGTGATAGTGGTGTAATTTCAGGATCAACAGGTACAACAGGTGCTGGAACGGTTACAGTAGAAGATGAAAAATCTGCAACATTTACATCTGGACAAGTTGCATTCTTTAAAGATGCTGGTGATGATGGAACAATAAACACAGTAAAATTTACATTTAACAGTAACGGAACAACGTCAGGCGTGCAAAGTGGCTTTACAAAATATGATGCCACAGCAAATGCAGGTTCACTTGCAGACTTAGAACCAGGTGGAACATTCGCAAGAATAAGTGGTGGAACTGTAATGATAGATGCCTCTTCTGCGAACAGCCCATTTATTGATATAAATTATGAGAGTGGTTCTACAACTGCAAGGTTCGGTAATTTAGCAGGAATAACATCACCACGTTTTGGTGCACTAGGTTCTAACTTTGGTTTCTGGGCATCTGGTAGCGCTTTCTTAGAAGGTACAATAAATGCGCTTTCTGGAAATATTGGTGGCTGGGGAATCGGATCAACTGCAATAAGCAGTTCAGGTGGAAATGTAACAATTGATGCAGCTGCAAAAAGAATTACAATAAACGATGACTCTAATGACAGAATTTATTTAGGTGAAATAGACGGAGGCTCAGCATACGGAATTAAGATATTTCAATCAGGCGGTGGAACCAGTCCTTCAGACTCTGACATATTAGTTGAGTTAGGAGAAAATGAAAATAAAATTGTTGGATGGGAATTAGTTCCTGGCAGATTTCAATTTAATGATGCTGCAGGATCAATAGCATTAGATGCGACAAATAAACAATTAGCAATTTATACAGGTTCAATAGACACAGCAAAGCCGAAAGTAATCGTTGGTAATCTACCCACCACCGGTGATGCGAAGTACGGATTCGCAGTGTTTAGTGGCTCCAGTGACGCAGATATAAGCGATTCGTCGACGACTGCGGTATTAATAACTAAAGATGAGGCAAAACTTGCTGGTTGGGATTTAGTTCCTGGAAGACTAAAAAGTGGAACAGTAGCCGATATAAACGGCAATCAAGCTTCAATAGCTTTAGGAACTGGTGCTACATCGGCAACTGGAACACCAACAGACGGACTATTTTTTGTAAGTGCTTCTACATCACCTGTATTTTATGTAGGTTCAACATTCTCTTATGTTGATGATGTATTAACTGCTGGTGGTTGGAAGATAGGTAAGGGACAAATATCATCTTCTAACGGACAAGCTATATTAAGTGGAAGTGGTGTATTATCACTAGGATCTGGAACACACAATTATGCACAAGCAAATAGAACTTATATTGACGGACCTGGAAATAGGATGTCAATCGGACAAAATTTTACGTACACTTCTAATGTTCTAACAGCTGGCGGCTGGACAATAGGTAACGGGCAAATTAATGATACCAATTCTAGAGTAATAATAAACGCAACATCTGCTTACATATCAATTGGAACTGGCACAAACGCTTATAATTCTGCAAATAGAATTTATCTTGATGGACCCAATGCTAAAATTTCAATCGGTACAGGGTTTAGATATATTAGCGATGCTTTAACAATCGACGGTAATGCAACAATTGCAGGTTGGGCAATAGGTTCGGGAGCTATTTCTAAAAATGATGTTAAGTTAGATTCTACAACAAATGCAGAAGGACTGTATGTTAAGAAAACAAGCTTTAGTAGTACAACAGCAGGTGGTTTCTTAGGATTAGATAGCGGTACTGCTAAATTTAATGTTGGTGATGCCTCTAAGTTTATAAAATTTGACGGAAGTGATTTAACAGTAGATGCTGGTAATTTTTCACTAGACTCAAGCGGTAATATGACAGCAACCAGTGCAACACTAACTGGTACTGTTACAGCAACTGCTGGAGAAATAGGTGGATTCGGTATATCGGCATCAACAATCAGCAGCTCAAACAATTCTCTAATATTCAGAGACAACGGGCAAATTACAGGATCCGCTGCATTATTTAACGGAAATATTGATGTAACTGGAACAGGAACTATTGCTGCATTCACACTTGGTGCATCATCAATAAGCTCGAGCGGATTATTACTAAAATCAAGTGGTGAAATAACAGGTTCAAAAGTAGACTTAACTGGCGGTGTAATTGGTGGATTTACATTAGACTCAACATCAATTAGCTCCAGCGGATTGCTACTAAAATCAGACGGAAGAATAACAGGTTCTAATGTAAAGTTTGACGGTGGTGAAATAGGAAACTTTTTCTTATCAGACTATTTAACTAGTAATTCAAGTAAGACAACATACAATAGCTCTACTTCAGGTGTATTTATAGGCTCTACGGGAATCGGTCTTGGCACAGGAAACTTTCATGTAGCTGCAGATGGAACACTTACAGCGACAAGCGCCGATATAACTGGTGATATAGTTGCCAATACAATTATAGCTACGACAGAAGGACAGATCGGGCAATATTCACTATCTAATACTGCACTGACATTTGAGTCTTCTTCAGGTGTCATTGACACTCGTCCGCCGTACGGCAGCTCTCCATTTATTGACACATTAGTCGTATCAACACAGTCGCTTAGCGCAACAAACGGAAATATTAAACTAGATTTTAAAAATCTTGATTTTACAAACTCTCACGCTTCAAATATTCCACCAACAGCATCTAAACAAGAATTTAGTCACATTCAGGTTGCAGTTGGCGGCAACTCTAAAATGACAACAAGGTGGAGACAAACACCACAATTTCACGGAGATAGCGGTCAATATGCACAAGTGAACGGAAATCTAGATTCAACAGGTACAGTTTGGGAATGGGCATTAAAAAATATCGGCCCTGATGATGTAACTGAAAAACTTGAGATTTCAGCAATATCAAGCTCACAAGGCGTAGGCGCTGCGCTCAGATTCAGATCAGGTTCTAGTTTAGATAAAGTTGTGCAAATGGGAACAAATATAGGGACAGTAGGTACTACACCAATTAAAGGAATATCAATCTTAGCTAATGATAGTAGCTCGTATAATGATGGTGGATATGCAACTGGAATGCTATTAAGTGGATCAATGCAAGGTTCTAAATTTATACATGCAGAAATATACGTGCCGACATCAAGTGTACAAACATTTTACGGTAACGGACTAATTGCAATGGGTGGCGCAGCATCAGAGATAAAAGTTCAACCTGTATTCAGAGGTGACAATCAAATTCTTACAACCAATGCAAAAGGTTACTTGCAAGAAGACCTAGTTCAAGCCTATGTAAGACTTACAGGCTCGTTTGATGCTGACATGTATAATTTTAACTCGGTACTATCTGATTATAATCCCGCAGGTCCGGACACTGGTAGCTTTCAAGAGTTTCAATTCTATCGTGCGAAGTCTTTTACTGGTAAGCACACTAGAAAAATGGTTGGGTATCATTATCAGTCTCATGCAGGAACAAATCCAATAGAAGCTAGTGCTGAATTAATACAAAACGCTGCTTCAACAACTAAATACGGATTATATTCAGAGCTAAACGGATCATCAACAAACAGCTATAATATCTATTTAGCAAATAATACCGGTGGCAGCTCAAACCATTATTCAATTTACAGTACAAATGGCGCAGCTGAAATGTATCATCTAGGCCCAATTACAGCAAATTCTTTTAGATTTATAGATGGCGGTGCACAGACAGGTATATCACAATCATCTTCTAATATGAAGGTTGGAGACATATACAACAATGATACTGTTGTAGATATTGTAGCTTTCGGATCTACTGTTGCTCAGTTCGGTGATGGTGAAGTTACTGTAACAGGAGGTATTGTTGCTAACACAATAAATACTGGTCAAGGTGCTAATGAGCTCTATGACATGGATCAAAATGTCAAAACAACATCTGCACCTACATTTGCTGACCTTACAATATCAGATGATTTACTTGTTAATGATTTTGCCAGAATAGACGCTCTAAGAGTTGGTAACGAATCAACAGATCCTGGTGATGGAAATCTATATGTTGAAGATTACATATATGCGCCAGGTTTAGGAACTGGATTAGACAATTCAGTAGTAATATTAGATTCAGATAATAGACTAAAAACAGATGAAATAGACTCTCGTGTTTGGGGAACTACTTTATTAGATGGTACAAACGGAAGTAATAATGAGATAGCAATATTCACAGACTCAAATTCTGTAGAGGGCGTCACTAACTTAACATATGATAATCAAACGCTTAGTGTTGGGGTTAACGACTCCTTGCCAAGACTTTATCTTAATTCAACTAGCACTGGTGATAATTGGACTGCTCAAGGTGCACATATATCAATAGGAGAATCAGCGGGTGGTGCTGCTTCTTTAGATTTGACATATACTGGAGACGGTTACGGTAGAATAGGTATGGGTACTGTTAGTAATGGCATTCCACAATACGGTGAGATAAAGTTTTATTATGCTGCTGATAGAATAGAAATACCAAGTGCTGATGTTGAAATACATAATGCTCTTTCTATAGGACACACAGGAACACCAGCAGGTACATTAGATGTTCGTAGTTCGTCTGGTTATATGGGTATTTTTAGAAATACTTCCACAACCGATGGTGATAATTCATACATACTAAATTTATGGCACTCACAAGAAGATTCAACTTCTGATTTTGATACAAGCGAACATTGGATTCAATTTTCAGATAATAGTGGAACATTTTTAGGAGAAATTATAGATGAAGTAACATACTCCACATTTACAGGGGGTCACGTATCACAAATTATAAGTGGCTCAGCTACAGACAATGAAAATGAGATGAAAGCTTGGAAGCCAGGTATGATTCTAAAAGCAACAGGAAACTTAAATGTAACTGGAAGTACTATAGGATTAGCTTGGCCAGAAGTTACTGTTACAACAGCTGAAAAAGATAAAGCTGTAATGGGCGTCTATAATGATATAAAGCCGGGTAGTGGTTCAAATTGGGTAGGCGTGTATAATAACAAAAATGCAGTAAGCAGTTCTACAGGAGACTGGGGTATAGGGCATAATATGCATGGTTTAGATCCTGTAAAACCAGCATTGGACTATAATGCGGTTGGTGAAGGAAAGATTTTGGTAACAGATACTAATGGTAATATAGAAACAGGTGATTACATATGTTCATCGGCTAGAACTGGTCACGGTGAAAAACAGGATGATGATTTACTACATAACTATACAGTAGCAAAAGCTACACAGCCTTATAACTTTGCATCTGCTAGTAATGACGCAGACTTAGGCTATAAATCAGTATTAATTGCTTGTACTTATCATTGTGGATAAAAATTTTAAAAAGGAGAAAATCAAATGAAAACAACTTTTGATGAAATAATAAGCGTAGTCCTTCATCACGAGGGTGGTTATGTAAATGACCCTAAAGACCCAGGTGGTGAGACTAATTACGGAATATCTAAAAGAGCATATCCAGATGTAGACATTAAAAACCTCACAGAAGACGGTGCGAAGGATATTTATAAACGAGACTATTGGGATAAAAATAAATGTGAAGATCTTTCCGAAGATCTCCGCCATATCTATTTTGATATGTGTGTAAATATGGGAGCTGGTCGTGCTACAAAAATTGTACAAGAAACAGCTAATGCTAAAGGAGCAGATCTAAAGGTCGATGGTTTCATCGGACCCAATACAATTTCAGCCCTTGCCGGCGTAGAACTAAATAGAGTTCGTGCATATAGGGTAAAATATTACGCTAACTTAGTAGAAAGAAAACCTGACTTAGGTAAATTTTACTATGGTTGGTTTAAAAGAAGCTTAGAAGTCTAAGGAGAAAACAATGGCACTAAAAGATTCAAACACACCGGGTGTATCAAATGAGAGCCCAATATCAGGAAGGCATGCACAATCACCGCTAGGTGATCTCGTAAAGCCAGATGTTTTTGCAGGTGAAGGAACACAAGGATTACAAAATGATCCTAGAATACCTGAAACAGGCAAAGTTGATATATTTGGAAGAGAAGGAATAGGTGGTATAGGTAATTTTTCTGATATACCAGATAGACAATTTGTTCCAGGATACAAAGGCACTTCAGGTAGACACGAAGGTGGCTCATCAACTTACGGAACATTTAATACAGCACAATTAAGTGAAAATGATCCTTTTGGAAATATTTAAAAAAAGCCTTTACTTTTACACAAAAAAGGCTTAGATTCTAATATAATATGAAGAGACTGTCTAAACAAATAGCATATCAAGCAGCATACGGAGACGAGTGTTTCGTCCTAGATAAAGAGGCAGTAAAAGAGTATATAGCAGATAGAGAAAAGATAACTGAAGCTGCAAAAGTACAAGGTGTTTATTCTGATGAAGGGTTGTATGATTTCTTTGCTAGTTTTAAAGACTTTGAAAAAGTATCTGATATAAAAGCTGCGCAAGTTTTAGGATGGCCTGTTATAGAATATATGTTAGATAAAAAAGCTAGCGACCCTTTTTATGAATTAAGTTTTATGGAAGATGATGGACATCTTATGAAAGGGAGAGCAAGTGCAGTTTCTTACGGCGGCGCAGTGCTTACAGGCGAAAAATCGATGAAAGCTGCTGATAAAAAGTATATGAAAGAAATGGACCAAATAATAGCAGACCTAGGTTGGGATATTTTAAAGTATATGGGTGTAGGCCCTAATAGAAAGAGTCAAGTTGTAATTATTCCGTCAAAAGATATGGGTGAAATGCCTGCAAAAGTTAATGAAGACATTGTAATAGAAGTAAGATATAATGAAGCAAAAAAGTCTGATTATACATTCGGTCCTGATTGGATTCCGACTAGTTTAGCACAAAGAAAAAAGATGAAGAGAATTCACGGTAAGTCTTCTAGATATATGCGTGAACAAGAAAACAATATTAAAAAATTAGTTGCCATATACCCAGGAAGATTTCAACCTTTTGGTCCACACCACAAAGCTTCTTATGAATTTTTAAAGTCTAGGTTTGATGAAGTCTATATAGTAACAAGTGGAAAGTCTGGAGGTGCAAGACACCCAATGAATTTTGCTGAAAAGAAAAGACATATGATGAGAATGGGAGTGCCTGGTAAGGCTATAAAATTAGAAAACCAGCCTTACATTCCAAAAAATTTATTATCAAAATTTGATGAAAATACAACAGCAGCAGTTTTTGCAGTAGGCGCAAAAGATGAAGGAAGGCTAACTTCCGGAAAATATTTTCTACCATACAGACAAAACTATAACAGACTTAAAGGATTTAAAGATCAAGGATACACTTTAGAAATACCGCATACAAGTATTAAAGTTGGTGGTATGGAAATAAGCGGAACTACTATGAGAAAATTACTAGGTTCTGAAAAGTTTGACATAAAAGCAAAAAAGAAATTTTTTCAAAAGATGTTCGGATATTTTGATCCTAAAGTGTTTGATAAGTTTACAACATCATTTAAAGAAGAAATTAAATTAGATGTAAGTGTAGGCGACACTATTTTAGTTGGAAGATTTAAAAATAAAAAAATGAAAGTTAAAAGTATTGGCAAAGACAAACACGGAATGCCTACAATTAACGGAAGAAAAATAGTTACATTTAGAAAATTAAAAGAACAAAAGGAGTTATTGCTTATGGGAGGAGCCTATGGACACATGGCACACCCGTTTGATGATTATGGATTGACCTTTGGGGAACTAAAGGACATAATAGACTTAGGGTTACAGGGTAAACTAGATAAAGAAGAAGCCGTTACAGAAAAATTAGACGGACAAAATATAATGATTTCAGTTATAAACGGCAAAGCAGTAGCTGCTAGAAATAAAGGCGACTTAAAGCGTGGCGGTATGAATTTAGCAGGTGTCAAAGCTAAATTTAAAAACCATATACCTAGTGTTAGAGATGCATTTGTATTTTCAATGAGAGATATTGCAAATTCAATAGAAAAGATTTCTAAAAAAGACCAAATGGCATTGTTTAATAACGGTAAAAATTGGGCAAATATTGAAATTATCTATCCTGAAAATAAAAATGTTGTTGATTATGATGGTCCTGCAACAATAGTCTTTCACGGTATACTACAATATAATGAAGCTTGGATACCTTCTGGCGAAGTAAAGTCAGGTGGCGCAAGACTTGCTGCTGTAATTAATAAGACAAATGCTGCAATAAAAGCTAAGTTTGCATTTAAAGGGCCTAATATTGTAAAATTACACAAACCAAAAAATTACGGAAGGCTTAGAGCAAAATATATTGGGTCTTTGGGCAAGTTGCAGAATATATATAGATTAAAGGATAGCGATTCGCTATCGTTATATCATCAACACTTTTGGTTAGAATACATATTAAACGGCGCAAACGCAACAGACTTTCCCAACATACAGGACAATATTTTATATCCTTTAATGAAACGTTGGGCATTCTCTGATAAGAGTTTTACTATGAATCAAATTAATAAACTAAAAGATGATCATCCGAAATTTGTTGAATGGGTAAGATCAACAGAAAAATTAGATCACCAGGCGATGCTAAAGAAAAATATGATACCTTTTGAACAAATATTCTTCGGTGTAGGCGCTGAAATATTAGCAAATGCCAGTAACTTTCTAAGTGCAAATCCAGACAAAACAATACAAAAATTAAGAAGCGAATTAGACTCTGCTAGTAGCTCACTTTTAGCAAAGAAAGATTTTTCAAATATTGGAAAGTTAAAAGCGCAATTAAAAAAATTAAAAAGTATGCCAAACTTATCAAAAGTAGCACCATCAGAAGGACTAGTGTTTAAATACAACGGAAAAGTATTTAAGTTCACAGGGTTCTTTGCACCAATTAATCAAATTTTAGGTTTAGAAAAATTCTCGAGGTAGGTTATGAATAGTGAAGATAGATATTTAAAAGATTTATTAAACGGTAGAACACCTGAAAAACGTGTAATGGTGGGTTATGAAAGCAAAAAAGAAAAATCAGGTGATAAAGTAAGCAGGCTTTCAGAAATAATGGCTGATGCTAGAATGCCGTGGTTTTGTCCTAAATGTAAAAAGATTATGAAAAAGCAAGCAGACAATAAAATGTGGATGTATTTTGGACACTGTTTAGAATGTCAAGTTGAAGAAGAACATAATATGAGAATGAACGGAACGTTTGAAGAGTTTGCTGAAAAGAAAATTGTAACAAGTAAAGTTGATATGATTAAAGATCAAATAGTACAAATAAATGAATGGAAAGCAAATACATCATTTGATAATGTAGAACCAGTGAATGTAGATACAGGATTTGTACATATTGAAAAAAATGAATTAACACCTTCAATGATTAAAGATGCAGAAGATGCAGTTGTTTTATTGGAACAAAAATTAAGTGAATTTGAAAGTAGACTTAAAGAAATAGAAGATGCAGAAAGACTTAACCAATAAACAAATAAAAGAATATTTTAGAGAAGAGTACGTAAAGTGTGCTCTAGATCCAATATACTTTATGCGTGAGTATTGTTTTATACAGCATCCTGTAAAGGGTAAGATTAAATTTGATTTATACCCATTTCAAGAAAAAACATTAAAAGATTTAAAAGACAATGATTATAATGTCATATTAAAAGCAAGACAGCTAGGCATATCAACACTAACTGCAGGTTATTCTTTATGGTTGATGAACTTTCATAATGATAAAAATATATTGGTAATTGCAACAAAGCAAGAGGTTGCTAAAAACTTAGTAACTAAAGTTAGAGTAATGCATAAACTTGCACCCGACTGGTTAAAACAAGGCTGTGTTGAGGATAATAAATTATCTTTAAGATATAGGAACGGATCACAAATAAAAGCAATATCATCTACAGCAGATGCAGGTCGTTCTGAAGCGTTGTCTTTATTGGTTATGGATGAAGCTGCATTTATTGCGAATATAGATGAAATATGGGGTGCATCTCAACAGACTCTTGCTACTGGTGGTAAATGTATTGCACTTTCTACACCAAATGGAATGGGAAACTGGTTCCATCAAACATGGACAGGTGCAGAAGAAGGGACAAATAATTTTAATTTTATAAAATTACATTGGACAGTGCACCCTGAAAGAGACCAAAAATGGAGAGATGATCAAAATTCTTTATTAGGTCCGGATATGGCCGCGCAAGAATGCGACTGTGATTTCATAAGCTCAGGACAATCAGTTATACCTGCAAAAATTATTAAAGAATATCAAGATACTTTTATCTGTGAACCGATAGAAAAAAGATATAATGATGGAATGTGGATATGGAAACATCCAGAACCAAATAAACGATATTTAATAGGTGCTGATGTAGCACGTGGCGACGGAGGAGACTACTCAGCATTTCATATCTTAGATGTAGAAAGTTTAGAACAAGTCGCAGAATTTAAAGCAAAAGTAGACACAACGCGATACGCAGGAATATTAGCAGCAATAGCTACAGAATATAATGATGCTGTTTTAGTTGTAGAGAACAACAATATAGGCTGGGCAGTTTTACAAGTATTATTAGATAGAGAATATAGAAATCTTTTCTGGATGAAAAGAGACTTAAAGTATGTTGACACAAAAACACAATATACAAACAAATACAGAAGAGAGGATAGAAATCAAATACCTGGATTTTCAACAACTATGAAAACTAGACCTCTTATTATAGAAAAATTATCACAATTTATTAGAGAGAAGCAAGTAAAAATAAATTCAATTAGACTGATCGATGAATTATATGTTTTTATATTTAATAATGGGAAAGCTGAAGCTTTTAAGGGCTATAACGATGACTTGGTCATGAGTATGGCAATATGTCTCTGGGTTAGAGACACTAGTTTACGTCTTCATGATGAAAACATGAAGATAACAAAAGAAACAATGAACAAAATGGGAGCAAGCTCTGGTGTTTTTACTGCTGAGGCAGAAGACGACTACGGCTGGAAACAAAATGTGGCCGGCAAAAAAGAATCACTAACTTGGTTAATATAGAATGGCAAAACAAGATACATTTTTTGATAGAATACAACGCTTATTTTCAACAGGCGTTATTGTTCGTAATGTTGGAGGTAAAAAACTAAAAGTAGTTGATACTGATGACATACAGCAAGGCTCCAGAACGCTTATGGATAGATACCAAAGGTTATACTCTGGCCAAAGGGGCATAGGATCAATGCATGGTTACAGTGGAGAATTGGCAAAAGCAAAACGTATATCTCTTTTTAGAGACTATGAGGCAATGGATGATGATCCAATTATATCTTCTGCGTTAGATGTTTATGCTGATGAATCAACAATGAAATCAGAGTATGGTAATGTTTTAGAAATAAAAGCAAATAACCCACAAATACATGAAATACTACATAATCTATTTTATGACATATTAAATATAGAATTTAATCTATGGCCGTGGATTAGAAATATGTGTAAGTATGGTGACTTCTTTTTAAATTTAGATATTAAAGAAGGTTATGGTATTATAAATGTATCGCCGCTATCTACTTACGATGTATCTCGTATAGAAGACTTTGATCCTGAAAATCCTTTTGATGTAAAATTTGTATTAGATGCAACAGATCCTAGAAATCAACCACAAAACGCATCAAATCAAGAATTACAAAATTTCCAAGTAGCACACTTTAGGTTGCTATCAGACTCTAATTACATACCTTATGGAAAGTCTATGATTGAAGGTGGTCGCAGAGTTTGGAAACAATTAAGTCTAATGGAAGATGCTATGCTAATTCATAGAATTATGAGGGCACCAGAAAAAAGAGTATTTAAAATTGATATTGGAAATTTACCTCCAAATGAAGTTGATACTTACATGAAGCGCATTATTGATAAAATGAAAAAAGCTCCTGTGATAAATGAAGATACTGGAGACTATAATTTAAAATATAACATGCAAAATTTAACAGAAGACTTTTACTTGCCGGTTCGTGGTGGAGATAGTGGTACACAAATAGAATCACTACCAGGTTTAACATATGAAGCAGTAGAGGATATAGAATATCTTAAAAATAAAATGCTATCAGCACTAAAGATACCAAAAGCATTCTTAGGTTTTGAAGAAAATGTCGGATCTAAAGCGACACTAGCAGCAGAAGATGTAAGATTTGCAAGAACAATTGAAAGAATACAGAGAATAGTTTTAAGTGAATTAACAAAAGTAGCAGTTGTTCATTTATATTCACAAGGCTATACTGACTCTGCACTAGTTGATTTTGATTTAGAGTTGACAAACCCATCAACAATATACGAACAAGAAAGATTAGATTTATGGGAAAGAAAAAATAATATCGCAGAAGCAATGAAGAGAGAAGGTTTAATATCACAACAGTGGATTTATGATAATATCTTAAATTTTAGTAATAAAGATATACAAAAAGTAAAAAATCAAGTTGTTGATGATAAAAAACAAGCATACAGGCTTCAAACTATAGAAAATGAAGGTGTAGACCCTGCAAAAGAAGCAGAAGAAGGACAAATGAAAAATAGTGAACCGAATAACTCTGAAGAAGATAAAGGTATGGAAGACGAAGATTCAAAAAGAGATACAGAGGATAGAGACACATACGGTGTTAGAGATGCACTTGGAAAGCACGATTATTTACACTCTTCACAAAGAGATGACAATCCTACAACACATAAATTTAGAAAAAGTCCGCTAGCACTGGCTCATTTTGATGCAATGAAGAGTAGTTTTGCCAAAAAAGAAACAGAATTATTAAAAGAAGTATCTGAGATTGACGAAGAACTTAACGGAACTAAGAAGAAAATTTAGTTTTCTTATATTTATTAATGAATTCATAAGAGACTTAGCTAAGGGCATATATGAAACACTCAAAATTCAAAAATGGCGGCTTGTTATTCGAGTTGTTAACACGACAAATAACATCAGATGCGTTAAACGGATCAACATCCTCACCATCTACAAAAATTGTAAAACAATACTTTAAGAAAGATACGGAGCTATTTAAAGAAGCTAAGATTTTTAATGTTTTACAGCAAACAAAAATTAAAAATTCTGAACATGCAAAGCATCTCATAGAGACAACGATTAAGTCATATAATAAGACAATAAATCAAGCAAAGTTAAGAAAAGAAAAATATAAACTTATCAAAACAATTAAAGAAAGTTTTGATATGGATTCATTTTTTAAAGTCAGAATACCAAACTATAAGATATTGGCATCTATATACAATGTCCTTACAGAAGACTATTCAGATCCAAAAAAATCTTCAAAAAGTTATTATACAATAATAGAAAATATCTCTTCTGTTAAAAAAGAAAAAGAAGATCAAACACTTTTGGAGTTAAAAAAGCAAAATAAAGATTTAAGGCTGTTAGCTTATCAAATACTAGTTGAAAAATTTAATAAGAAGTATAATACTTTATCTGGTCAACAGAAAAAAGTTCTTAGAGAATATATCAACAGTGTATCTAGCACTAGCACACTAAAAACATTTTTAGAGTCACAATTTAAAAACGTCTTATTTGAACTAAAGAAGTACTATGGTTCAATTGATAACAAAGTTGTTAAGATAAAAATTAAAGAGTGTGTTAAGCTTGTTAACGAAACAAAAATTGCAAAACCAAAAACATCACATGTACTAAAGCTGATGAGATTTTATCAACTAGTTTCAGAGATAAAAAATGTCGTTAAAAAATAAGAAATTAGTAGAATTCTTAAAAGCACTCATTAGGAAAGAGTTAAAAGAAATGAGCGCTACTGGCGGTATAGACGGAGGCGAAGGTCCACCAAAAACTCCTTATGCGTTTAGAGATCCTAAAGATGATGAAAAAGATGAAGATGAACTAAAGTTATCAAAAGGTATGAGTGTTGTAAAAGAAAATTATTGGCATTTTAGAAATGATGAGTCTATGTCAACAAAACAAAAACTAGCTAAGTCTATGACTGAAATTCGTAATAGGATGACCGAAATAGAAAAACTAGTAAAGTATAATGTAAAACTTAAAAACGAAATGAGATTCGAATCAGCTAGTTATATGAAAAGAACAAAGATAGCACTCAGTAAAATTTCAGAAAAGCTTGTAAGACTTTCTCATAAAGTAAAGGACTTAGTATAATGGACAAATCTTTATTAGTTGATGTTATCCCATTTGAAGTAACACCAGACAAAGTAAACGAAGCTATTAGCACAAATGGTGGAAAACTTATTGTTAAAGGTGTACTGCAAAGAGCAGAAGCAAGAAATCAGAATGGACGAGTTTATCCAAAAGAAGTGTTAATGCGTGAAGCAAACAAATACACAGACAATTTTATAAAAGAAAGAAGAGCAATGGGAGAACTAGATCATCCTGATAGCTCTGTTATAAATTTACAAAACGTTTCACATAATGTATTAGAGATGCATTGGAACGGCAATGATTTAGTAGGTACAGTCGAAGTATTGTCAACACCTGCTGGAAATATTTTAAGAGAATTATTTAAAGGCGGGATTAAACTAGGCATAAGCTCTAGAGGTTTAGGCTCTATAAAACAAGAATCTGTTGGAGATGAAGTTCAAGATGATTTTGAACTAATAGGCTTTGATTTTGTTTCTAATCCTTCAACACACGGTGCCTTCTTAAGGCCAGTCAATGAATCAGTTGATAATAGCATTAAGAGTGATAAGTGGAAAGGTGTTGAAAAAGCAGTATTTAACATCCTATCAGGAGAATAACAGTGAAGATGAAAGATATATTAGAAGAAGCTATTGGTGGAGTTGTAACAGTAAAGCCACTAAATAATATTTTTGGTGAAGAAAAATCCACAGATTTATTAAAAATAGCAAAAGAATTAGTTGCCAAAGAAGGTGACAAAAAACTAATGACAAAAGAAGCATTGGTACAAACAGTAAATGAGTTTGGTACTTATGGCCCTTCAATATACAAAAAGCATAATTTAGCAGATGTAGCAAAGACTTTTGTTGAAATCGCAGAATCTGCTCAAAAACATGTTGTTGATGAAACACAAGACTGGTTTGATGGAGTCACTGTAAAAAGAAATATGAATGAACTAAAGAAGCAAGCTACCCAATTTAATAAAATAGCATCAGAAGCACAAGCTCTTCAAGATAGAATGGCTGCTTTATATGAAGATATGGGTGGCATACTTAATAGATACTTTGATATAAAAGAACTAAATGAAGAAGAATAAGAGGTAAACATGTCAATAAAAGTTAAGGTTATAAATAACAAATACGAATTTGCATTAAGAAAATTTAAGAAAAAAGTAAAAGAAGCAGGCATACTGCATGAGTTGCAACAGCGACAATTTTATGTAAAACCCTCAGCTATAAAAAGAGATAGAAGAGCAAAAGGTAGATTAAGGGCTCAAATAAGATCAAAAAAAGCTGAACTTTAAATATATTATACCATACTTATATAAAAATAAAATGCACCTACATTTGTTAGGTGTTCCTAAATAATCAATTCTGATTATAGTTCATAATAACTATATAATCTCTTTAAGGGAGAATCCAAATGGATAAACTATTAAAAGAAGCAATTGCTGACGCTAAAGCCGTGCGCGAAACCGCATTAGCAAATGCTAAGATAGCCCTCGAAGAGGCCTTTACCCCACATCTGAAATCAATGCTTTCTAAGAAGCTACAAGCTGAAATGGAAGGCGAAGATGAGGAAAAAGCCGATGAAGGTTATCATGGCGAAGATGAAGAAGAAATTGAGGAAAACGACGTTTCTTCTGATATTGGAGCTAGTGATAATAAAGAACCTGGTAAAGCAGGTGATACTTCTGGTGTTGGACAAGGTCCTGAATCTGAAGGAGCTGATGAAGAAGGCGGAAATGAAGATGAAAATCTAGAAAAATCTGCTGATCAACCTTTAGGTGAAGACTATGGCATGGAAGACGAAGACGAAGAAGTCGAAGAAGGTGAACACATGGAAGACGAAGATGAAGATCCAGTCGACGAAGGTGAACACATGGACGATGAAGACGACGATGTCGAAGAAGTGCTACGTCAATTAGAAGCTGAAATGAATGATGAAGACGAAGAAGTCGAAGAAGGCGCTCACATGGACGACGAAGACGAAGACATGAAAGACGCTGACAAAGATGACGAAGTTGAAGAAAACAAGATGGAAGACGAAGACGAAGAACTCGATCTTGACGAAATCATTAAAGCTCTAACAGAAGAAGAAGAAGACATGGAAGATGAAGACGAAGAAGTTGAAGAAAATAAGACGGAAGACGAAGATAGCGAACTCGAAGAGTACAAGCAAACTGTACAGTATCTAAGAGATAAGCTTTCTGAAGTTAACCTACTTAATGCTAAACTTCTTTACACTAACAAGCTATTCAGAAGCAGAAACGTATCTGAAGCTCAAAAGATGAAAGTAATTGAACAGTTTGACAGAGCAGCTAATGTTCGCGAAGTTAAACTTGTTTTTACTACATTTGCTGAGTCTATTTCACGTAAATCTGTTAATGAATCTGCTAAACGTGTTAGTCAAGCATCTAAGCCAACAGCTTCTACTCAACCAAAGAAGAAACCAATCATCGGTGAGAATACGGACTTTAAAAGCCGTATGAAGAAACTCGCTAACATTATATAACGGAGAAATATCGTGTCTTATAACGATCAATTAAAAGACGTAATGGGTGGATATAATCCTCATAATGAGCTTCTGTCTTCCTCTCGTAAACTGGTTTCTAAGTGGGAACCAACAGGCCTTTTAGAAGGAATGAAAAATGAGAGTGAAACTTCCGGTATGGCTGTACTCTTGGAAAACCAAGCAAAACAGTTAATCGATGAAGCTTCTAATGTAGGAACCTCAGCAAATCAAGAACAGTGGAGCGGTGTTGCTCTACCTCTAGTTCGTAGAATTTTTGCTGAACTATCCGCGCAGGAATTCGTTTCTGTGCAACCTATGAACCTACCGTCTGGTCTAATTTTCTATTTAGACTTCAAATATGGTTCAACACAACAGAGTGGTGCTATACAAACCAAAGGTGCAGACATCTATGGTGATACATCTAGCTCTGGTGACCCAGCAGGTGGCCTTTATGGTGCCGGCAAATGGGGTTACTCAATCAATGACGCTAGTGCTACTGTCGGATATACATCCACAACAGCTTCTATGGCAGATGTAAGATTTGATCCAAATCTTTCTGCTTCAGCTGCTGCTGAGGGATTAAACAAGATAGAAATCTCTGGCTCACAGTTAACTAATCCAGATTTAGAAGGTGTTAAAGCTTTCGCAATCACTGGATCAGGTACACATGCATTAACAGCATTTTATCCTGCTTTTACATCTTATGATGCAAGCACTGATAAAATTCATCTTATTGTTGATGCAGCTGTTGCACTTAGTGCATCAGGTGGTGATATACACATTGCATATCACAAACAACCAACCGACATCACACGTGGCGACTTCGAAGCTGCATCTGCTGCTGAAGGATCTAATCCTGAAGAATCAAATGCTGGCATACCAGAAGTTGACATACAGATGCGTTCAATTGCTATTACTGCTAAAACACGTAAGTTAAAAGCTGTTTGGACTCCTGAGTTAGCTCAAGATCTTAACGCTTATCACGCTGTTGACGCTGAAGCTGAATTGACATCTATGTTGTCTGAGTACGTGACAATGGAAGTTGATCTTGAGATTATTGACATGTTAAAAGTTAATGCTTCTGCAAAGACTGAATACTGGTCAGCTCAAGTTGGTATGGATTGGAATGGTTCCGCTTTTGAAGCATCTGCGCCAAATGCAAGTGCTTATACAAAAGGCGAATGGTTCCAAACTCTTGGTAACAAGATACAGTCAGTATCTAATGCAATCCACAAGAAGACACTTCGTGGTGGAGCAAACTTCATTGTCGTAAGCCCTGAAGTTGCTACAATCCTCGAATCAATTCCTGGATTTGCTACAGATGCAGATGGTGATCCTTCTAAAACCTACGCAATGGGTGTTCAGAAGATTGGTGCTCTTAATAATCGTTTTAACGTTTATAAGAACCCATATCTACAGGACGATCAAATCCTTGCTGGATTTAGAGGCGCTCAGTTCCTAGAAACAGGTGCTGTGTATGCTCCATACGTTCCGTTGATCTTAACACCAGTTGTTTATGATCCAACAAACTTCACACCTCGTAGAGGCGTGATGACAAGATACGCGAAGAAGATGGTTAGACCAGAATTCTACGGTCTTGTTAACGTTGCTAAATCTGATCTTGTGTAAACTAGATTAATTTAGAACATCATATAAAAGGGCTCCTAATTTTTTTGGGAGCCCTTTTTTTATTTCCTCCAATATTGTTCAAATCTTGATATTTATAAATGAAACGTTTCTAACTGGAGAATGTAATGTCAGTAACAATTTGGGAAGGTAGTAGCACTTTCGGTGCAGGCCAAACTCCTTACGGTTTTTATGACACAGATAGCGAATTTACATCTTCTGCTGATAATTTTGCAGATTGGGCAGCAAGAAGATTAGGTTACCCTATTATTGATGTAGAATTACAATCAGGTTCTTTTTACGCATGTTTTGAAGAGTCTGTTACAGAATATTCTGCACAAGTCAACCAATATAATATAAGAGATAATTTATTACACTTACAAGGACAGTCTACTGGTTCTAGCCTGACAGGTAAAAGAGTAACACCTACATTAGGAAGAGCAGTATTCTTAAGTCAACAATACGGCACAGAAGCTGGTGTTGGTGGCTATGTTGACTATAAAAAAGGAAGTATTAATATAACTAGTGGTAGTCAAGAGTATGACCTTAATACACTATACGCTGCAGCTTCAGAATCAGGCGCAATTGAAATAAAGAAGATATATCATGAAGCAGCACCAGCAATAAACAAATTTTTTGATCCATATTCAACATCAGGATACGGAACAGCAAATTTTATAGATGGGTTTGGTTTTGGAGACTATTCTCCAGCAGTATCATTTGTTTTAATGCCAGTATTCGAAGATCTATTAAGAATGCAAGCAATAGAATTTAATGATCAAATAAGAAAATCAGCATATTCATTTAAATTAATTAACAATAAGCTTACAGTGTTTCCAATCCCAGAGAAGAACACGAGACTTTATTTTGACTATGTGCTCACTGAAGAAAGAGACAACGTATTGGCGATGCCATCAGGATCAGATCCAAATCCAATATCAGATTATTCAAATGCACCGTATGATAATATGAAGTATCAATATATCAATGATGTTGGTAAACAATGGATAAGAAAATATGGGTTAGCACTCACAAAAGAATTATTAGGAACAATAAGAAGCAAGTTTGGAACAGTACCAATACCTAACTCTGAAGTCACTATGGATGGAGATACATTAAGAGCAGAGGCGACAGCTGAAAAAGAAGCATTAATACAACAGCTCAGAGAAAATCTAGAGCAGACTAGCAGGAAAATGATGATGGAGGCAGATAGTGAAGAAAGCACTAGGCTGCAAGAGAAGCTCAATAAAGTTCCCCTAAACATTTATATAGGATAATAAAATGGCAGGTCGGTTTATAAGATCAAAAGATTTAGAGTTTTTTGATACTGTCAATAAAGAATTGTTAGGCAATCCACAGACAGATAAGTCTGGTATCATAAATCAAGAAGTAGTAGTGTATAAAGTTTCGGTTTACGAGACAGAGACAAATTTATATGGTGAAGCATCTTCAGGGAAACGTTACCAAAATGGTGTTAAGCTGACATGTCTTATAACTGCAGACGATTTTGATTTTGAAACAAATGAATTCGGACCTAGTGCTAATCAAAACGCTAGTTTCGCCTTCTTAAGACAACAGTTAGAGGACGCCAGTTATGTACCTGATATAGGAGACGTAATTGAGTGGAATTATGCTTTCTTTGAGATTGCCACAATAAATGAAAACCAGTTACTAGCAGGAATGCAAGAAAATAATCATTCAGTTGTTTGTAGCGCATTTCTTGCAGATCCAACAAAAGTTGGTTTAAAAAGAAGTAGAGGGTATTAATGGCTGAAAAACCAACAATAGTAGAAAATAATAGAGGAAGACAAGTATCGCGTTTAGGCGACAAGACAAAAAGTGTGTCAGTCGGCTTAATGGATATGGACTCTGCCATATTCTATTATTTTGAAAATGTAATTAAACCTTACATTGAAGAAAATGGAGAGCAAGTAAAAGTACCTATAATATATGCAAATCCAGAAAGATGGGCAGCTGTACAAAAACAAGGATTTGTCAGAGACCAAAAAAAGAAAGTAATGGCGCCAATAATAGCTTTCAGGCGTACAGGGTTTCAAAAAGATACAACTATTCCTGTTGATAAAATAGATCCAATGGATCCAAAATTACACCTTCATTATGAGAGCCAATATTCAAAAGCAAACAGATATGATAAATTAACTGCATTAAGAGGTCTTACACCTAAAAAAGAGATATTCTCTGTAGCAGTTCCTGACTATGTAGAATTAAGTTATGATTTTATAATTTGGACAAATTTTACAGATCATATGAATCATATTGTAGAAAAGATTAATTGGTCTGAAGGTTCATACTGGGGTGATCCTGGAAAATTTAGATTTAGAACAAAGATTGATAACTATTCAGACGCAAGTGAATATGAAGGATCTACAAGAAAAATAAAGACTACATTTTCATTAACACTAAACGGTTACTTATTGCCTGATGAATATCCGCCAACTGCAGTTAATACAGAAAAATTTATAACTCCAAAACAAATAGTTTTAAATGACAGTACTGATATAAACATATCAGCAATTGCAGGAGTTGATGAAGACGGTGCAAAAACAGTTACTGTAATAAATAATATTGCAAAAGGTGGAGGAGGTGGAGGAGGTTCTGTTCAGCCCCTTACAATAGAAGCTGGACAAAATATGAGCTTTAACACTCTCGTATTTGGTGGATCTGATGCAGAAACAATAACCATCGCCGGATCATCAACACCAACGTTTACAATTGTAAGCGGTTCAGTATTCTCAGGATCATTCGTAGGTGATGGCTCACTCCTTACTGGTATGACATCAGGTATTTTTCAGTTAACCGGTTCTAGCCAAAATACAACGAGTGATATTGAAATAACAGGATCAGCAAAAGTTATCTCATCAGCAACATCATCAACAGCAATATTTACAAATAATATTCAAAACGGTTACCCAACATCAAATAATTGGGGACAGAGCTTAGACGGTAGTTACTTTAATAATTTTGATAATACAACACATGTAAGTGAAATATTAAGGTTTATGGCAGGAGTTATAAGTCATTCACTTGATGTTGCAGATGCTTCTCCAAATACAAAAACTTACGGAAGTGTAACAGCTACATATTCAGACGGAACAGAATCATCTAAAAATACATTATTTAATGGTGTATTAGGTTCTACATATGAAAATGCGAGATTGAGTACTAGCTGGACAGGATCAGCATATGTTGACTTAACTGAAACAGCATCTTACAGAGCTGTGTTAGATTATTTAGAACACAAAAACTGGGTTCAGTCTTCTGATAGAGGAACTAATAATGACGATGCAGGAACAAATCCATTTCACGGAAGTTATGCATCTAGAATACCTTCTTCTAATATTACAACACAAGGAACATTTGGCACATTTAGTCACACACTTTCTGGAAACGCTGCAGGCTCTACACTTGTAAGTAGTAATTCAAACTACTTCGGATTAGGCAGTCTTACTAGCGGCGGTGCAACTGAATATAAAGTAAGAGTTATAGCAACACAATCTTTTAGTGATGCGTATGATGACCAAACACCTGATGAAAACTCGACTTTCACAACATCATCTGTTGCAGACTACACAACAACTTCTTTTGGAACTTCTGGCGACGGATTAATTTTAGCAAAAATAGATACTGCGCAACCAGCAGTAATACCTGCAGCATATCAAGATGGTGATTTTACAAGTGTTGTAGGAGCTGTAAGCGCTAGAAAATATACAGCAGGTGCCACAGCAGCAAATAACATTTCAGCATCTGGATATTATGCTTATCATGGCGTAAAAGCAGGAATTGCAACAGGAAGTCAAAGTGATTTTGTATACAATAATGGAAGTAACTCATCGACAAGATTTTATATTTATACAGGAGATATTCCTACAGATATTACAACAGGTGCACCAACAGCTGGAGTCGACAGCGCTGCGTCCCAATCAGCATTTTCAGCTACTTCAAGAAGTTTAAGTGGTGCTCCGTATCTTTTAACAACTTCATACTCATATAAATTTAATTCTGAAGTATCAAAATCATTTGATCCAGGATTTGGCTATGCTTCTAATATATTAGTAAATAGTCTAACTACAGATACATGGGATAATGTAGGGAGCACATCTTTATCGAATGCAACTACAACAGTAGCAAACACAGGTGTTTCATCAACAGGAGCCACAAATTATGTAATTGATAGCACTATTACGACGAAGCGCAATTCAGGAGAAACACCTGATATAGACGATGTTGCAGTTGCTAGTTCTTCATTTTCGTTCTCACTTGATAGCAATAGCACAAATGTTGTTCAAAATAGAAGTGGAAATAGCTCACTAAATTACAATTTAAAATTTAGAGCGACAGGAAGAAACTGGAAAAATTCATCTGCTACTGATGATTCTTCGACAATAAGCTTTTATGACGCATCACTATTCGGACAAGATTCTGATAGCGGCAGTATGGCAATTTACAGCAGAGCACAAGGATATGATTCTAATACTCTGCAAGATACTACAGAAACATTTACAGGTGAAGATTTTAGAATTGTAATTGCTGATAACGTAACAGCATTTAATGGAGCATATTTTACAACAGATTCATTTCAAACAAATGATGAAGGTGATGCAGTCTTAGGTAATTATGATTTACAAGTTAAGCCTAATTATTTGGTGGATCCAGGTGGAAACTATGGATATTGGTTCCCATCTAATTTTGGTAGTGGAACATACAAATATTACATTAGAAGATTTCAAGCTTCTTCCGGAACAAAAACAAGTATGACAGTTAATGTTGGTAAAACACTTGTAAATTGGAATAGCACAAGTGACGGCGTTGCAGTAGGACTAATTTTAAAAAGTGGAACAAGCGCAGGAGGAAACACAAGTATATCAACATGCAGAATATACGATCCTTCAGCAACAACTAGTAATTTAATAGAAGGCGGTGTGAGTTCTGATAATCATAAAAATCCGTTTTCAAGCAATATAGATTTATACGGAAATACAGGTGGCAGCATTAGCTCTACAACTTACACACTTCCGTTAAGAAATGCAGATGGAATGTTTATAGATAATACAGATAATGAGCTGTATGTAATAATTAGATATAAGGGTGATCCGTCACCAGTAACTTCAATAACGCTGAGCTATAGCTAGAGGTAATTAATGGCTACACTAGATAAAGAGAAAAAATCCAATCGACTGCTAGGATCAAGAAGATACACACATGATGTATTAAACGACCCACAAGAAGCATTCACAGAAGTATTAGATCTTAGGTCTTCTGAGATTTACACACAAGGACACTTGGTTCCAAATACAGGCCTTCCATTTAGCGGAAGTTCTTCTAATTTGTTGTCGTATAGTGTCAATGATGAAGAAATAGTAAAGTATTATTATAGATGGAAGCTTACAAAATCAAATTTAAATAATGAAGCTTGGTTCTTTTTAGACCCACAAGGCAGCGACTCTGGTGTAGGCGCTCAGCTCATAAATAGTAACCAAAAGACAAATTTTATATCACCTAAATATTCTGATGTTTCACTCGCAAATGCAACAACAGAAGATAGCACACCTGGTTACAATGTAATAGTTTATAAGTCAGCCACAACAAGCACAGGATCACTATCAGGTGGTGACATAGTATCATCAAATGATTACGTCTTTGATTATAAAACAGGTGTCTTACAGTTCAATAGCTCCGGCGTAGATCCTTCAGACTCACAATATGTCTATATGACAGCATACCAGTATGTTGGAAAAACACTAAGGACAGGATTAGAAATTGAAGGAAATATAACTGCAACAGGTGACATTACAGCTCAAAATTATATTGTATCATCTTCAATAACATATATGACAACTTCATTTTCAAGTGGCTCAACAATGTTTGGAGATACAATTGATGATAGCCACCAATTTACAGGTTCAGTTTTAATATCAGGCTCATTAACTGTTGAAGGTCAGACACTATTAGACAGCATGAATATTAGTGAAGAATCACTTATTGTGAGTGGTGCTATGAGAATTGTAGATCAACAAGTAGGTGATGCTGTTAGGAGCTCATCAATTTTTGTAGAAAATTTAGGGACCGTAGGCAATAAAGATCTTGCAGGAGTGATAGATTTAGGCGACGGATTTCAGTAATACTCGATATTTATAAACGAAGATGAATGTCTATTAATTAGGAAAAAGTAATGGCGCAAATTATAAAACACAGAAGAGGAACGGCAGAAGAGTTAAAAACTGTAACTCTACAAAAAGGAGAACTTGGTGTATCCACAGGTTCGGTATCAGGTTTAGAGACACCTATACTACACGTAGGTGATGGTGCAAACGCTGCAGGATTTCCTGTTAGTAGACTACATCAAGGTGCAACAGTTCCTACACTTAACTCAGGTGCAATCGGTTCATCTTTAAATAATTTATTATTCCACGATTCAGCGACTTACAAATTAGTAAGGCTACATACAAGTGGAAACGAAACATTAAATTTAACAGCAAACATAGCTGGTTTTCCAATAACAGGAAGCTTAATAACATCTGGAAATATAAGTGGTTCACAAGCGTCTACAGGTTCATTTGGTAGTCTTTTTGTAGATGGAGACATATCTGCATCAGGAAACATACATGCCGTAGGTAATGTAACTTTTGAAGGTGGATCATCTGGAACAATTACACTTGGTTCTGCAGCAGACGACAATATCGTCTTAACCGGTGATGTAAATTCAAATATTATTCCTAATACAGATAATACATTTGATTTAGGTTCTACTGCACAACAGTGGAAAAATATCTATGCAAAAGGTATTATAAGCGGTTCAGTAATTAGTGGATCATTTGTAGGTGATGGTAGTGGAATAACTGGAGTATCCGCTACAGGTTTGGACATTGACGGATTAGATGCAGGAACTGCAGTACACCAAACTGAAGATCACTTAGTATTTTCAGACAACGGAACTGAGAAAAAGATAACATTTAGTGATTTTGAAGATCAGATCTTCTCAAATATAAATGCAGCATCTTCAGATATTGCTATTGCTGCTGGCGGTGCCATTACAATAGCAGCTAATTCAGTAGCATTAAGCACAGACACTACAGGTAACTATGTAGAATCATTAACTGCAGGCGCATTAATAGACTTACAAAATAATTCAGGTGAGGGAGCGACACCTACAATAGACGTCGATTTAACAGAGGCTGGTGAAGCTGCAATAGCAAACGGCGACTATATATTATTCTTAGACGGCGGAGCAACCGGTACACATGCAAAAGAAGCAATAGCAGATGTAGCAACACTGTTCGCCGGAACAGGTATGACAGCAACAAACTCTGTTATTAATGTTATTGGCGGTGATGGTATTACAGCTAATGCAGATGAGATTGAAGTAACAGTAGACGATGCAACAATAGAATTAAGTGCAACAAACGGTTCAGGAGCAATTAGGGTAAAAGATGGCGGAATTGATGCAGACGCTCTAGCAACATCTATTGCAGGTACTGGTATCTCAGGTGGAGGTGGAACTTCACTTGCTGTAGACTTTGCAGAATTAACTGCTGCAAATCCAACATTTGCAAATTTAACTCTATCAGGAAACTTAACAGTTAAAGGCACACAAACAATTGTCAGCTCAAGTACAGTAGATATTGGCGACAACATAATAGTATTAAATACATTTGGAGCAACTGGTGATGGTGGTTTAAATGTTGTAGATAATGAAGGGACTGCCCATACTGGATCTCTATTATGGAATGCTACAAATGATTATTGGTATGCAGGCATAAGTGGATCCACACACTACAGAGTTGCAGAGCAAGCAGCAGGCAGTAATTTAACAGAAAATAAAGTTTTAATCGCTGATAATGCTGGCAGAATAGAAGCTGGAAATATTACTGATGACGGAACAGCAGTAGACATTGCGAATATTACACACTTACAGGCAGGCCTTCAAGTAACAGGTTCAATATTTACAAGCGCTGGTGCTGCTGTAGAAGCAACTGGAAGTAATTTAGGTAGTAGAGTTGCATTTAGAAATGAAAGCAATACACAGTTTGGTTATCTAACATCCAACTTAACAAGCAATGTTATCAGTGGAATTATAGGCTATGATGAGAGCTCCAACAATCTCACAGTAAGTAATATTATTGACGGAGGCTCATTTTAATGGATAAAAAATTAAAAAACAAAGTAAGAAACTGGATTAAGAAAACAGCTGAACTAGGAAAAGAATTAGATTCTCTAGATAGAGAAGCTAAAAAAGATGACTTTTCGCAAGGACAACGGCAGTTAGGCTTTGTAAAAGAAGATTATAGAGATTTCTTTAATGGAGTTAAAAGACTCTATCAAGTAGTAAAGTAAGTTTATAAACTCGGGCACATGCCCTATGAATAGGACCATTAGATAATGGCGCAGATTATAAAATTAAGACGTTCTGCTGTAGCAGGTAACGTTCCAACAACATCACAATTAGGGCTCGGTGAGTTAGCAATAAACACTGCCGACGGTAAAATTTATTTTGAAAAAGATGATGGCTCTCCAACTATCCAAACAATTGTTACAACAGACTCACAAACAGTAGGATCTATTGAGATAACAGGAAACATAAGCGGTTCATTAACATCAACCGGTTCATTTGGTGTAGGCAGTATTACAACTAAAGCCGCTATAGGTGGGCAAGCCAATCTAAATCAAAGTTACACATTATTCGTAAAAGATACAAATACAGCTAATAATACTTGGGCAGGATTTTTCATGAATTCCTGGGCAAACTCAGGCGGTGGTGGTATATACATACAGAATAATGGTAATAACACAACACAAGCATTAAACTCAAATAATACATTTATAGTCACAAAAGATGGTAGCGCAAGCGGTTCAGCTGCCTCAACTGGTTCTTTCGGATTATTATTAGGTGATGGTAGTCAAATTTCAAATATCTCAACAGGACCACAAGGACCACAAGGAACTATAGGTGTACAAGGTCCAACTGGAGTCCAAGGGCCAAACGGTCCACAGGGTAACCAAGGTAATCAAGGTGTACAAGGTCCAACTGGAGTCCAAGGACCAACAGGCGTTCAAGGTCCGACAGGACCTCAAGGTAACCAAGGAAATACCGGACCGCAAGGTCCAACCGGAACTCAAGGACCAACAGGAGTTCAGGGACCCACTGGGCCGCAAGGCAACCAGGGTAATCAAGGTGTTCAAGGACCAACCGGAACTCAAGGCCCAACTGGACCTCAAGGTAATCAAGGAAACACAGGTGTCCAAGGCCCAACAGGTCCTCAAGGCAACCAAGGAAATACCGGTTCACAAGGACCTACTGGAGTTCAAGGACCTGAAGGCAATTTTGGTGGTGCAACATTCGCATATGAATTTAATACAGATACTAATGATACTAGTCCACCTGACGGCGATATAAAATTTAATAATTCAACACAAAATGCTGCATCAAAAATTTATATTAATGATGCTGATGGTTTCGGTGAAGACATATCAAATTATTTAGTAACAATAGATGATTCGACTTCTACTATTAAAGGTCACGTTAAAATTTCAAATAGAGCAGATGCATCACAATTTATATTAGGCACAATATCAGCACAGACTGATGCAGCATCATATCATAAAATTGATATATCAGTTGTTGATTCATCAACGACAAATCCTTTCTCACAAAATGAAGAAGTTGTTGTAACTTTTGCAAGAACTGGTGACAAAGGAACAACAGGCTCTCAAGGACCTACTGGAGTACAGGGACCTGATGGTAATGTTGGCTCACTAGGCCCACAAGGACCTCAAGGGTCTCAGGGTAACACAGGCGTACAAGGACCACAAGGTATACAAGGTCCAACAGGACCACAGGGTAACCAAGGTAATCAAGGCGTTCAAGGTCCAACCGGAACTCAAGGTCCAACAGGTGTCCAAGGTCCAAACGGCCCACAGGGTAATCAAGGAAATACAGGAGTCCAAGGTCCAACCGGAGTCCAAGGACCAACCGGTCCGCAGGGCAACCAAGGAAACACAGGAGTCCAAGGGCC